TGAGAGAGACAAGTCTTTAATATTTCAAGGATATTTTTATATCTGCTGCTGTAAAAGAGGTTTGAGAAAAATTGCAAGAATTGCCGGATTTTTGCCATGTTTGTCACTTGCCTCAAAAAGCCTTTTAAAAGCTCTTAACTCATTATTAAATAAGTATTTAAGTATGATTTTGTAGTCGCCGCCGCTGTTCCTCTCACCATACACCTCACCATACAAAATTACCTCTCACCATACACTTGACAATACAAAATTACCTCTCACCATACACTTGACAATAATTTTATTGTATGGTATAAAAACATACAAACTAAAAGAGTGGAGGGATAAGATGAAGAAAGTGGCTTTATTCTGGGGAGATGAGAGAATTTATTATAAAGAAGAACCTATAATCTGCAATGAAGATGATGTAAATATCATATGTGAAGAATTAATAATAAATGCCTTTAAACCTCCAAAGCAAGATGGATGGATAAGCCTACTGCCTGGCTTTTTCAGGAAAGTTGAATGCGAAGAAAAAGAAGATATAACAATAAAGAATATGGACCACATTGATTACGCCATGATGCCCACCTTCTTATATCTAACAGATTTCTATAACACAACTACTCATAGGTTCAATGTAAGCAAAGAAGATATGGCTCTGTCATGGATCGTGGCAGGGATAGAAGGCAAAAAAGGCAGGATATCGCTACGGCTTGATGCTGGACTAATAAACTCACTGCGAAATCTTGGAAAAGAAGATATGGGAGACTATATAAATCTTAAAGTATCAGCCTATGTGCTAAAAAGATATTTTAAAACAGGAGGCATCTTAAATAAGGCAAAGGCTGAATTTGCCTGTATTGACACCCCAAATAGGATGATCATTAATGACCGTGAATTATTTATGGGCGCTAAGAATCTGCAATACAGCGAGACTGGGAATGCAAAACTGGTTGATTATAAAATATACCACAGGCTTATAGATACGGTTAAGGCGTTTAGTAAAGACGATAACCGCACAGTTACAGATATAATAAAAGAAGCGATTGTAAGCTAAGGAATAATATCTTCCGTGCATGGCTTAACTAACCCGCCTCTTTTAGCCGTTTGCGCTCCTCTAACAGCTCTTTGAGGAGTTTCTTTTCTTCAATGTTTTTTAATATTTCGCGGCGGTCTTCTTCAGGCATATCCTTTAATAATATAAGGATTTTCTGAGATATATCATCCAACGGTGTATATCCCTGCTCTGTATACATCACGCCAGTGGCTTCCATCGGCCCCTCGCCAGTAAATAGCCATGATAGATTAATATCAGTATGGCTTATAAAACCTAAAAGTGTTTCGCTTGATGGATTTATCTTCTCGCTTTCAATTTCTGACAACCCACCTTGAGATATACCAATAAGCTTACATAACTCTTTCTGAGTTAAGCCTTTTTTCTTTCTATATTCTTTTATTCTTTTACCTATCATAAGCTAACCTTATAAATTTATTAAAATAATAAATTATTAGATATTCAATTTTATGCTTGACAATATTAAATATCCAATATTATACTCTCCTCATGTTAACCACATTGAACGCAAAACGGCAAAAAAAATACAAGACAAACGCTAATAGGGTAAAGGGTTTGATGCTATTACAAGGCATAGAGCCTAAAGACGCTTCCCGGAGGCTCGGCATTAGTAAGACATATCTATCGTATGTGCTGCACGGCGACCGGCGCGGCGAGTGGGTGCGCCGCAAGCTGGCGGCGATGCTTAATTTGCCGTATGAAAAACTTTGGGGCAAAGAAAAGGAAAAGGCATGAATGAGTTGATACCGCTTAGTTTTGATAGTTTTAAGACAGATGAAGCTGTCTATGACGCTACGGTCATTGACAAACTCAAAAGATACTGGCTCACCAGCTACGGCATGGGTCAGCTTTTCGGAGCTAAAAACCCGAGACAGTTTGCCGATTATATGCGTCGGCGACACCCTCACTTGCCGAAGGGAAGTGTCGGCAGCGTGCAGACGGTTGATGGAAAAATCAGGCAGACAACAATTTACACGCTGCTTGAGGCTTTTGAGTATGCATCTTATGCCACATTGCCACGCGCTAAAGAGTATGTTCGCCGCTTTCCTTATATAATGCTCGACATTCAATCCGGCAAGATCAAGCCTATGCCTCACCGTCAGCGGCGCAAGCTCATAGCCCTTGAAGGGCTTAAAGAGATTGAATGTGTGCGCTACGGCGAGCGAGTTGAAGCCCGTCAGCGTGTTGCGGAATCCGCGGGCATGAGCCTTAAAAGCACTTATCGCCTTGAAAAGCTTACCCCTGAGCACAGATACAGCCGGGGCTGGAAAGCCCTTATTATCAGAAAATACCTTCCCCTGTGGCTGCGTATAGACGAACTTCTTTCTCAGGGATTGCAGCAAAAAGAGTGTGCCCGCAGGCTTAACATCAGCAAGGGGCAGGTATCTATGTATGTCAACTACTACTCTAAAAAGATAGGAGAGCTTTTGGCTTATGGCGCTTAGAGACAGAATATTGCAGGATTTCGCTGATACGCGAGATATAGCCGACTCTCTTTTGGAGATGCCGGAAAAAGACCTCTGGAAATTTATCCTCACCGGAGGGTTCGACACAATGGATATTGCACTAATGCCCAGCCTGCTTATGCACCTCACGCTCAGACTCAGAGCCGCTCTTAGCAAGGATGACAAATATGAGATCCAAATGCCCACAGATGAGGAAATAGCAGAGGGATACGGTGTAACAGTAGAGGAAATACGGGAGTTCCGCAAAAGGTGCAGAGAGGAACGCTGAAGCAAAAAAGCGGCGTAGGGGTTACCTGCGGACGCATATATATATAAGGAGGCAGTCATGACTTTATCACTTTCTTTTCTAAGTTTTCGAGTTTCGCTTCAAGTCTGGAGAGCATCTCAAAAAGAAGTTGCCAAGGATGATAAGCAAACGGAACCAGTTCCGGCTTATGCGCTGCGGCTTCAAAAGCTTCATAGTGCGCGCCAAAGGCTTCGTGAACTGCGGGAAACTGGAGCGATATGATGCAGCGGTCTTCTACTGTCAGAGGCACGGAACGGAATGCAACATCAATCTGGATTAGAGTCTCGCGGGCTTTGTCTTCGGGCAGGAAAAACATGCACTCATCCTGTCTGCACGGGCCGAAGCTGTTAAAGGGGCATCCTTTCATGGTTTTAAGTATAAATTTTTTTGCGGGTTTAAGCAATGACAAAGGCTAAAAAAGAATCGTCAACAGGGCAGCAGAATATCTTTGACTGGCTTAAAAAAGCCGAGGAGCTTACAAAACAGACAGAGCGCATAGTCAAGGGCGGGCTTGACATTGACGCCGAGTTCCGCGCCGCTATCTCTGAGGACATTAAACATGCAGTCGTTCCTTGCTCTGGCAGGGAGCTAAGCCGCTATGAAGTTGCCGCCCGTATGTCCGACCTCATCGGGCAGGAGATCACCAAGTCAATGCTTGATAACTGGTCTGCCGAATCTCACGAAAAGCACCGCTTCCCTTGTCAGTTCCTTCCGGCGTTCATCATTGCCACGGGCGGACAGCGCAGGGCGTTTGAAGTCCTGAGCAGACACAGCGGGCTTTTTGCGCTGCCCGGCCCTGAGGCGTTGAGGGCGGAGATACAGAGACTTGACGAGGAAGAGCGCAGAATCAAAGCGGAAAAAATAAAAAGAAAAATCTTTCTCAAAGAAATTGAAAACGGAGGTAAGGAGTAATGGCTAAAAAACAGAAGACAGACAACCTGCCGGCGGCGCCGGACTTTGACACGCGAGAGGTTCTTGATTTGCTTGACAAAGAGCTTGTCAATGCAAAGGAATGCGTTCCATTTGATGACGATGCAATTAGAGCTTATGGTCTGAAAATGTTTACTCACGGCTATAACCGCGCCTGTCAAAATGCCCGCCTTATATTTTCTAAATCAGGAGGCAATTCATAATGGCAAAGACAAAAACCAGCAATTTTTCCGCAACGGCGGAAAATACAGAAGATAACTCCTTGAATTTAAAAGAAACGATTTTCCGCCTTGCGGAAAATATCAGTAATCAGCCGCTTGGTTTTATAGAGGGGTTTTTGATGAAAGGCGCGATAGATAAGGCATTTAACGAGATGCTTGAAGCCCTCGCCCTACATGAAATCAAGTACCGTGAACTCTACAGGGAGGCAGGCTTTAATAGTTTTTCTGATTATTGCGAATCAAGAGGGATTCCTAAGAGTGAAGGCTATGAATGGGCAAAGCATGTTGAGACCGCAGGCCCTGAGAACTTTCCTGTTCTTGCTGAAAAAGTTGGGCTTAATCATCGCTTTTTCCGTGCCTTCGCTCTTATACCGCAAGAAATCCAGCAGGCAGTTATTAAAGGCGATACATTGGAGGTTGACGGCAAGGCTTATGATTTTTCCGGCAGCGGCGACGCGGTAAAAAACCTTGTTATCGGCCTCGTTAAGCATTCCGAGAAAGTCAAGAGCGAAGCGCAAGAGCGCATTTCAGCACTACAAGCACAGATGAAAAATGACGCAAGGCGCATTAAAACCCTCGAAATGCAACTGCCAAAAGCGGATGACGACAGTTGGGCATCCGAACCGATCTCCAGCATAGAAAAAAGTCTTATTGAGTTCATGAATCACATGAATTACTTCTGTTTTTCCCCTGAGCTTGTCGGCAAGGGCAAGGTCGCAGGCAACATTAAAGCCAAAGTCGAGGGTCTATATCAGACCGGCTACAGGGCTTTTCTTGAGTTTATAGATAAGTGGGAAGACTACACAGGGCATCCGGCGAAAGGCAAGAAATGAGCGACTGGCTCAAAGTCAAAGAATTCGCGGAGCTTGAGGGCATTTCCGAGCGGGCTGTTAGGCTCCGCAAAGAACGCGGGCAGATAAAGGCATTCCGCTATGTCGAAGGCAATAAAGGCAGAGGCGGCAAAGAGCTTGAGATACATAGCTCGGAACTCTCAAAGGAACTGGATTCCCCTGTCAAGCATGGGAATGACGATTATACGGTCCAACAGGAAAAACCCATAGAGCATAATGCTCTACCGAGCCTCCCTGTTACCTCCGCAGGGAGTTTACCACCGGAGCAGGGGTTATGCCATGCCCCTGCTCTCATCAAAGCCGGGGACAGTCCCGATTCTACGGCGTTGCCCGTAAATCTGGGACAGTCCCCTATCAATGATGACGATAGAAAGACAGCCCTTGCCCGTCTTGATCTCGTCAGGGCGTGGGAGAGCTACAGGACAGCGCATCCGGGCTTGGGTAAATGCATCGGCTATGCACATCCTGGGCAGAGCATGAGAAAGTTGTTTGCGCGCAATAAAACCGTCCTTGAACCCCATCTATTTAGCGTCACAGTGACGCTAAAATCAGGGCGTGGAAGGCCATCTTTTTTCTACGACAAAGGTGGTATCGTCAAGGCGTTCATGTTGGCAGGAACTCCTCAGTCTAAAGAACTCGGCCCGAAGATAATTGACTATCTTGAGCAACTGGAAGCAATCAGACTTGAGCGCATCGAAACCTACTGGTTCGGCAAGCGTCCGTGGTGGCCGGAAGTAAGAGACAGGGTTATGAAGGGAGAGACCTTCCAGCAGATCGGCAAGGAGATGGGCAGGAGCGCGGCAAGCGTAAGAAACGCCGTATCCAGAATGATCGAGGTCGGCATATTGCAGCCTCTAAGAGCCGCGCAGGCTTTGACCGGTAGGGCAAAGAGAACCGTCATCGGCTACGGACGGAAGTATTACGGAGATAACCGGCAGCAGGCGCTGCCGTTTGACGCACAGCCTGCATAGAGGCCGAAACGCTCCGCCAATATCAGATAAACGGCGGGGCGTCTGGCGGTGAGGCCGCCACTGATGAGGCACGTGCAATTCAACGCGGCTTTAAATGCTCTTTAACCGCCTCTTTAATCTCCTCTAAATCACCATCAGTAAGCTTCAAAAAAGGCCGGGCAGGGATGCGAATATTGCGCTTGCGCCCGGCCCTGCTCGTGCCGAAATGATGAGTTGCCGCAATGATCCCGTTTTCGCCTCTATTGGAGCCGACTACTGCGGAGTTGTTGTCATAGCTTGAGGAGACCTTTGCCATCAGCCCTGTGTCCTGCAGGGTCTTGCCTCCTTGCTTCTTTGCCCTCTTTGAAGGCTTCCATTTCGGACGGCCTTCTTGCTCGAAGTTCTCTTCCACGGCATCGTGCATGATGCCTGCGATCTTCCGCGTCAAAGGCCGCCTGTCCTGCACGCGACCGGCAAGGCCTTTGAGCATCTTCTGCACTTCCCTGTCGTCAATGTCTATTTTAATCATCTTTGTGCTATAATGTAGTCAGAAATGTCAGAGAGAGGCATATAGCGGGGAGTCAGCCTATTCTTATATATGTCTGTCTGCATTCGCTGACTGGATGCAACCTTACTCTCTGACATACAACAAAGTCCCTTCTCTCATAGAATCAAGATACTTCATATTTTCAGGCTTAAATGCAGTTGTCCCCTGCCAGGTATCCGCCCGTTTCGATGGCTTCCACTTTGGCCGGCCTTCTTGCTCAAAGTTCTCCTCTACAGCATCATGCATGATGCCTGCCACATTGCGCATTACAGGGCGCATGTTTTTGCCCTTTCCGGAGAGGTCTTTGAGCATCCGCTGCACTTCCCTGTCGTCAATCTTGATCTCGATCATCTCTGCGCCTTTTTGTGGTATAATGGAGTTGAAAGGTTGGAGCGAGAAGCTGACTGGCGCCGAGAGCCTATAGTCAGTGGAAGTTCCTGGTACATCCGGTTGTATGCAGGAAGGGACCTCCAACCTTTTTTATTTTCCATACAGCAATGCCCCTATTCTTTGGTAGTTCATCGCTTTGTTGCCTGCTTGCATAATATTCCATAGCAGACTTCCATCTTTGTTCAGTCTTACTACAACAAGCAGATTCTCTTTGCCTGTAAAAAGCCCTATGTATCTCTCTCTAAAGCCGTCCTCATATTCGGTAAGATAAATTTCGTAAGGATTTGTTAATGATGGAATAAGAAAGTTCACATATCTTTCTCTTAGGTCAGTTCGTTTCTCCACAAGGTGCGGTATGAACTCCGACCTTAAAATCACCTGTTCTATCGGGGTCTCTATTATCCTGTAAGGCTTATTCTGTAATTCAAGCGCATTGAGCATTATTGTTGTAGCTTCTTTGCTGGTTTGAGCAGCTTTTAATAGTTCCGGCGCAATTATCCTTTTGTCATCGGATACATGCCTTAAATCATGTCTGCCGTAGTCTTTCCATGTCTTTTGTCCGGTGACTATCTTTATGCACTTGCCCTCTGCAAACTCACTAAAGTCAGCGTCAATGCAGTCGGGCAGGCTGCCTTTTTTATCCCATCTGCTCCACTCCTTTCCCGGATTGTAGTTGAATCCGACATCCGGAGCGATCGTTTTGCCGGTCAGGGGGTCGCGATAGACTGTTACAGGTCTCAGTTCTCCGGTCTTCTTGGAGACCAAGACCTCTTGCTCTGTGAGCCTGCCCTTTGAGCTTTCAACTGCAAGCCCTCTGTCTTTGAGATTCTTGCCGCTCAGGGCCCTGCACCGGCAGCGGCAGCGGAATCCGAGAGGTGGATAGTGAGTATTCCAGAAAGGATCATCAGCGCGGAATACCTTGCCGTTAAGCGCAGCGTGTGCGGGTCGTGTGCGTTTATCCATAACTGCGACATATTGCAGGTATGGCCGGTTGTCAACATTTTCCATTTGCTCTTTCCATCTGCCTGCATTGTATGCGGTCTGCAGGTTTGTCTGATAGATCGTTTTAAGCCGGTGCGGTGAGCCGAGTTGCACTTCCTTTGCGCCGGTCTCGTCTCCGATTACCTTCCGTCCCCACCAGCCCTTTGCCTGCAATTTCAGCTCAAGCTCTTTTTTGAACTGCTGAAAGGTTATCCCCTTATCAATTGCCACCTGAACCATGCCTCGAATGTCCTGAAGGACGTCCATCCGCATAACCTTTGCAACTGTGAATGCCTTTGCATGGGCCTCCTGCCATGTGTCGTACCAGTCCCACGAGAAGGTGTAGCCTTTTGACTTGAAATACTCTATCGCCTTTTCAGGGGGCAGGCCGATTGCGTAAAGCAGGTCGGTCGGATTGGACTTATTTATCGGCATTCAAGCGCCCCCATAGCTCGCTTACGAAGATCGCCCTCGAAAGCATATCCTCTATCGCCTTCGTGTCCATGTCAGGATATGCCTCGATGAGCCTTTCCATCACGGCGTTGTAATCACCGCTTTCATTGATAAGATCGATGACAGGCTTTAACACGCCCTCCATCTGATCCTGCAATTGTTCAGGCGTGATTGAGTCAATAGCATCATCAAGAGCCTGCTGATCGGGGAATGGAGAGGTATCAGACGAATAGGACGAATCTGACATATTCACGGTTTGCTCTGTCGCGCTATCGTCCTTCCGCTCTTCCGAGCTTTCTATATCCTCATCCTCAAGGCCGTAACTCTTTTGATAATATTTTCTGCTGAGTCTGAGCCCTGACTTTTCCATCGAGGCTGTGAGCTTGTCATCTCTTTCGGCAAGGGCTTTATCAACATCTTCCTCTTCCCACATCGAAAAGACCGGAAGCGCGGAGGCGCGGAAGTTTAGGTCGTCAATCCACTTTATAAGCTGATTTAAAGTCTTTTCAACGAGCTTCTTATCAGCGTCTATAATGTCCTTGCGGACTGCCATATGGGATTCAGTGGCTGCGAAGCTGCCGCCATCGACTTGTGTGGTAAGGTTCTGACCGAGCAGGGCGATGGATATCTGCGCGTCGCAGTAATTAATTAGATTATTATAGATATCGGACGATGCCTTGCCGTCCGACTTTAAGATATCCACGGACGAATCGTCCGGGATAACGGCTATTGCATCCTGCACCATCGCCTCGAGTTGATCGGCAAATTTATCGGTCTCTGCCTGTCCGGTTCCGCGCGGCTGTTTGCCTACCATGATGGGCATCCCGTATTTCTCGGTGAACATCACCCAAAATTTCAAGCCGCCCTTTTTAAATGTTACCGGCCAGAAGCACCTGCTCAGGGTCGGGAAGCCGTAAGGGTTTTCGTATTCTGCCTCGTGCTGCACAAGCAGGAATTTTTTTTCCTGCACCGGCTCGCCGTTATAGTTGCTCTTAGTCCTGAGCCTGAGCGCATTGTCCTCTCCAAAGATAAACCACTTCTGCGGTTTGCCGATAACCGATGCAGGCAGGATATAACTACCTGAAACCTTCCATATCACCTCAAGCGCCTGATAGCCGTAAAGCGCAGCGTTAAGGATTTCAGAGACAATGCCGTCCATATCGAGGCTCTTAAATACATCCTCGATAAGCTTTGCCTGCCTGCTCTTAGCCTTGCCCCTGTCTATTGACCACTCAAGTGATTTGACTCCCGCCTTTCTCGATGTGATACAGCCGCCCACATGGGAGTCTGTGAGCAGTTCCTTGTAAACTGCGATGTCTTTGCCCTGCTTTTTAAGCACCGTGTCAGGGTTAGGCAGATACATGCCGAGGGAGTAAAAATCTATGGCCCCCTTCCGTGTAGCGATTTCCTCTGTGAGAGAGGTTTTTTTGTCCGAAAAACTCACAAAAGTCTTATCATTTATCCAGATACCCTTTTTGCCCATCTACAACCTCCTCAAAATTTCGCTTCTGACCCTTCCAAAATCGTCCAAAAACGCCTCAAATTAAAAACAGCTACCTACATAGCCGTTTGGGGTTCGATGCCTTTAAAAGCCTTTCGTTAAATCCGCTGCATCCCGCCTTTTCCGGGATGCTGTGCATGCCGGACCGCTGGACTTATCCGCTGCCGCATGATTAGCGAGGGCGCATGCCCAAAAGCGGTCGCCATGACCAAGCTTGTCCGAATATGCGGCGTCAAATCTTATATTATTTGAGGCCGTGACGATTTTCTTCATTGAATGCAAGTCTTCCCTTATCTCCGGCTCGGCAGGAATATAGAGAGTGCGGTCCTCAAAAGCAGGCAATAATCCGTATGCGAGGTCTTCCTTTACTGAGTTGTTGAAGGTTACAGCTTCAACACGGTATCTCCCAAAGGCTTCTAGTGCTTCCTCTGCAAGCTGCATCCCGAGACCGGTTGCGTCTATACATGCACGCCTCATTTTCGGATGTTTGAGTATTTCAAACAGCGCTTCGCGCTGCGACTTGAAAGGCGCTTTTTCCAAAACCATGACTTGTCGTGAGTATTTGACATGACCAAGCTTTTCAAGTAGCCAGATTACTGATAGGTGCTTTTTGCGTCCAATGTCCATACCGACATAAATGTCTCCTTCGATCTCTGCAAGGCTTTTGTAAATATCTGCCAGTTCGCATTTGACTATGAGTTCATAGGTCAGGAATGCCGTTGCTTCATCTACGGCATTGCAGCAATATTCCTGCTGCCATATCTCTTCATCTCCGCAGTCTTCCCGCTGCTCTTCTATCCAGTCGGCGATCTCCGAGTCGGTCGGATTTCTTCCGAGAGTTTTACTCAGTATCTTGTTCGCGAGACCGTCCTTTACAGCTTGAAAAAGGTCGGTCGTGTGCAGAGACCATTTAGACTTCTTTTGTTTCCCGGATTCGATTCTGTGGACGAACTGCCAAAATAGTCCCCTGCCGAAATGAGTTGATAATATACGCACCGGATCACCCCACATTGCCGAGGGCTTTGCAGCCGCCCACATTTTTCTGGGATCATCATGGTGCGCAAACTCGTCGAGAACAACCTTGCCGCCCTTGCTGCGAAACTTTTTAGGATTTGAGGTTAACCCGTGTATTCTGCGCGAGCCTATGTCAATGGCGAGAGCCTTAATATGTTTATCTTCATCAAGGATCACCTGTCCGAGAGGTTTTGCTACTATGTTGAATATTTTCGCCCACATGCCGCAGTAGTCAATATATTCTTTTGCTGCCGTTTCGTCTGCGGAGGAAAACCAGACATCGGGCACGCGCTTTTCAACGCAATCCTCAACGTCTTCAAAGCTCTGTGTATAAGTTGCCCCGATGCGGCGGGCCTTCTCCCATACTTTGATTGCGCTTCGGTCTTTCAGCCAGTCAATCTGATAAGGTAGAAAATATTTATTGGCCATCGGAGTCAATGCCGAGCAGTTCCCGGACTTTCTTTGCGGTCTCAGAGGATAAGTCTTCCCTTTCGGGCGGCGTGGTCTCATCCTCAAGCACCTTCACTCCCTGATATTGCTTGAGCGCGGCGATAGCCTTTGACATTGCGTATATGTTGTGAGGAGTCGGGTTTGCCTTGGCTTCTTTTATTGTCAGTCGGGCAATCTCTATTATCTCCTCATACATATCCTTTGTCTGCTCAAGGTAATCCTTTCTCTTCGCGTCCCACTCCCCGGCGATCTTCCAGTTATAGAGCGTCTTTCTCGATACCTTATTGCCGAGGATGCCGACGATCGCATCGAGAGATAATCCTTCCTGCACATAGAGCCGCTTGGCTTCATCGTTATAGATTGCGAGCTTAGCCATTGAGGTCTTTCTCTATCCGCGCGATCTGCGCTTTAATCTCCCTGCCTTCGGCGACGAGTCGGTTAAAGTCATTGACGATTACGACTGCGCGTTCAGTATCGATAGCCGTGAAATCCTCGGTGTAGGGATCGAATATGTCGCGCAGGACGATTATGTAAGAGTCGGCCCTGCGGTTCATCTCCTCCAGAGTCTTTTTCTTTTCCGCGTGGCGGGCTTTTAACAAAAGCGCTTCGTTCATTCCGTTACCTCCAGCCTGAGTTTTTTACCTGTCATTAAAATCGGACATTGAGCGGGCGTTTCGAGCTTTATGGATATTCTGTCGAGGATGCCGGTGAGAGTTGTTTTATATTCCTGCTCGTCTTTCAGGTATTGTAAAAGCTGCTCGTTTAGCTTTGTCAGCTTTTCAAACGCCTCGGCGCTCTGCGCCAGAGATTGAATAATGAATGCGTCGGTCTGCTTATTCGATTTTGTAAATGTGAAATACCAGATGATGAAAACTACGATTGCGATGCCGCCCTGCATTACGAAGCCGATGATCTCCTTCAAGCTCAAATCCATGCCCGCCCTCCACGAATAAATTTTCCTCTCAATCTTACCTTTTAAAATTGTCTCACTCTCCTGAATGGCTCAGGAGAACCGATTAAAACCTTCCGGTAAGATGAGAGCATGAAAAGTGAGAAAGGAGGGTTTTATGCTGATCGAAATTTTTAAAGCAGGCACACATACGGATTCGGCAGGAAACACCCGCGCGTGGACGGAGAAAGACCTCGATAATATCGCATCCAAATACAATCCTGCCCATCATGAGGCGCCTGTAGTGATAGGGCATCCGAAAGACAACGCCCCGGCGTTCGGCTGGGTAGAGGGATTGGAGCGCAAAGGCAGCGTTCTTTACGCAAAGCTCAAAGACCTCGTTCCCGAATTTGTGGAAGCGGTCAAAAAGGGGCTTTACAAAAAGCGCTCCATCTCTCTCTACCCGGATATGACATTGAGGCACGTCGGATTCCTTGGCGCGATGCCGCCGGCAGTCAAAGGGCTTGCGGACGTAGCGTTTTCGGAAGCTGAGGCCGTAACCATTGAGTTTGCGGATTACCGCGTCAATATTGTGGGCGGCATATTCCGCAGGCTGCGCGAATGGCTTATAGAAAAATTCGACACGGACACTGCCGACAGGATAGTCGGCAACTGGGAGGTTGAAGAATTGCAGCGTGAAATAAAAGAGCCGGAGGTAATGCCTGCGGCATTTAATGAAGAAGGAGGTCGGGAGATGGACAAAATTCAGGAGCTTGAAACAAAGCTCTCGGAGGAGCGGAAGAGCAGAAGCGCGATAGAGCAGAAGTTTTCTGAGAAAGAAAATGAAGCTGCTACGCTCAGACAGGAACTCGAAAAAGAGAGGGCCGAAAAGAGGCAGGCTGAATTCAATTCATTCTGCGAAGGTCTAATGAAGGAAGGCAAGCTCACGCCTGCGATGAAGCTTGCTGTGCTGGACTTTATTGAGATAATGAGCGGCGCCGGTGAGTTTGAGTTCTCCGAGGGCGACGGCAAAGTCAAGGCCCATCCTGCAGAGAGGTTTAAAGCCTTTTTAAGCGGCCTTCCAAAGCAGGTTGAATTCGGGGAAGCGGCGACAAAGGGAAAGGCAGGGGATCACGGAGCACGGGTCACAAGTCACGATTTCTCAGGCAAGGTTGATGAGGAGAGGCTTGAGATACATCAGAAGGCAATGGAGTTCGTAGAAAAAGAAGGCATCCCATACAGAGATGCCTTAAATAAGGCATTAAAGGAGGACTAAGACATGGGAAGACTTGAAGATTTAAGGGTTGTTGACCCTGTATTAACAACGCTGGCGAGGGGCTACAGCAATGCGCAGCTTGTTGCCGATGTGCTTTTCCCTTTTGCGACTGTCGAAAAAGAAGCAGGCAAAATACCTCAGTTCGGAAAAGAGGCATTCAAGATTTACAACACAGAAAGGGCATTAAGGGCGAAGTCCAACAGGATATCTCCTGAAGGCACGACCACGATTGACTATGTATGCGATGAGCATGACCTCGAATATCCGATTGACTATCGTGAGTCCGAGGAGGCTATGTTCCCTCTCGAAGAGCATGGGACAATGGTAGTCACAGAGGGCATCAGGCTCAGGCACGAAAAGAAGTGTGCAGACCTTGCCCAGACCCTCGCCAATTATCCGACAGGAAACAAGGTTACGCTGTCGGGGAATTCGCAGTGGACAGACTACACGAATTCTGACCCTATCTCCAATGTGGAGGACGCCAAAGAGGCGATACGGGGCAAGGTCGGAAAGAGGCCGAATGTGATGGTCATCGGGGCATTGAGCTTTAAGGCTCTAAAAAACCATCCGAAGCTTCTTGAGAGGATCAAGTACTCCATGACCGGCGTTGTGACTGTTGATCTGATGAAGCAGATATTCGGCGTCGCAAACATCGTCGTGGGCGAGTCTGTCTATGCATCCGACGCCGGAGCATTCTCTGACATATGGGCAGACAACTGCATCCTTGCATATGTCCCGGGTGCATCGCCGCAGGGCAGCAGGACTCCGTATGAGCCGTCCTTTGCCTACACTCTCAGGAAGAAGGGCAAGCCGGAGATAGACAAGCGGGATGAGGAAGGCGGAAAGCTCAGGCTCATCAGGAACACGGACATATTCATTCCTAAGATTGTTGGAGCCGAGGCAGGCTACATCATCAATGATACCAACGCATAGGGAGGTAGATAATGCCAGAGAATAAATTTCGTGTTAAGGGAACAGATATTCAGCACAACGGCAAATTCTATCCCGAAGGCTCTGAGATAGTGCTTTCAGATGAAGATGCAAAGGGACTTGAGGCATATCTTGAAAAAACAGAGGGGGATCGCGGGGGAGACGAAGTATCACCCGCGCCCAAAGGAGGTAAGAGCAAATGAAGACAGAGGTAATACTCGGAACATCGTCAATACAGGCAGCCGCTGACCTTGTGAAACACAGGTTCATCGGCTTTGACGGCAATCTCTGCGGTGCAAATGCAAAGGCACGCGGAGTATCAGCCGCGGACACAAAGTCCGGTCAGATGTGCCCTATCAATATATCCGGTGAGGTCTTGGTTGAATCCGGCGGAGCGATAACAGCAGGTGCCGCGCTTGCATCCGATGCAAGCGGCAAGGCCGTAGCTGCAACCGCATTCTCCGTGACCGTCCCTGCGGGCGCGACAGCGGTAACATCCGATGCTGCGCAGCCCAATCTCGTAGAGGCAGGCGGTTACCTGCCGCAGGCAGTCAACGGCTATGCGGTTGACGCGGCAGCGGGCGCAGGAGAGTTCATAAGGATGAGGTTCGTATAAATGCCCTACTGCACGCTTGACGATCTGAAAGACCATATTCCGGAGACGAATATCATCCAACTAACGGATGATGAGGGTCTCGGAGTGGTCAATCAGGCAAGGGTTGACAAGGCAATCACGACTGCGGACAGCGTCATTGACGGCTATCTGAGGGGAAGATACAGCCTTCCCCTCTCAACCGTCCCTGAGCTTATAAAGACGATTGCGATTGACATCGCTGTTTATAAGCTCTATGAACGCAGGCTTGAACTTGAGATGCCGGAGGCGATGACGAACAGATATAAGAATGCTGGCAAGCTGCTGGAGCAGATACAGAAGGGGCTTATCAAGCTCGGAATAGAATCTCCCGACACAGGGCCGGGACAGGGGCATTATAAGACGAATAAAACAGCGGAGGACAGGACATTCAGCAAGAGTATTCTGGATAAGTTTTAAAGGGAGGCATTATGACAGAGATCAAGAAATACATCATGCGATTCGGAGGGCTGAGTATTGTAACTTTCATGCTTTTGACACTGCTCGCAGGGCTTTTGAGCGACAAGGTGCGCATGGTTTTGTTGGGAGTGGCGCTCAGTGAGTTTTTATGGTTCTGTTTTTTTAAACCTATATACGGCAAAACGGAGGACATGACCGATGGCAAGATGCTTGCGGTATTGCTTTTTCGTGGCATTTATACTGCTGCTATTATTCTCGGCCTTACCATCGGAATGTAGAGCTTCAGACAGATGTCTGAAGCTCTACAGGCAGGTCTATAAGGAGTCGAGATATTTTATCGGCCCCGATGCCCCTGCGCATTACTTCATGGGGCAGATAGAGCAGGAATCCAATTGCAAAGAGGGCATCACGGCCTTTGACGGAGGTATGGGGTTTGGACAGTTTATGCCCGAGACTGCTGAATGGATACAGGCAAGGGAGGCTGCACTTAAAGAATTCGGCATTGACCCGCAGCCTTACAATCCCAGATGGGCGATAAGGGCATTAATACTTTATAACAGATGGCTTTACAAAGAGACTGATTGCGAGGGCTGGTATTTTGCATTCAGGGCATATAACGGCGGGCTCGGTAATCTCAATAAAGAGATACGGCTTGCCGATTCCTGCGATGAACAGGCTGTTGAAAGGCATTGTAAAAGGCGTTTGATCAGACTTAAAAACGGCATGCTCGATCTCTGCAAGGTAAATATTTCGTATCCATATCTGATTTTTAAAAAAGCTGAAAAATACAGGAGGCAGTTTTGAGCCGTATCACATGGGCAGAATTTGTCGAATGCAGCAAGAGGCACTCATGCCATAACTGCGAGATTGGAGCGCCTGAAAAGTGTAATGACAGGTGTATGGAGTGCTTTGCAGCGTATGTAGAGTGGACAGTGAGAGGAGGCGTTAAATGATACCGTTATGGATATCGCTTTTAAGTTTTGGACTGAGAAACTGGAAATACATATTAATTGTATTTGCGCTAATAGCGGCAGGCTTTTATGCTCAGATACAGGGTATCAGGGTCGAAAAAATTAAGATCGAAGTCTCAAGGCTACAGGCTGACATAGCAGCCTGTCAAGATGCTAACAAATCAAATCAGAAGACAATCACATCTCTTATATCTGAGATTGAGAATTCGCAGAGTCTTTGCAATTCAAGGCTCGGAACGAAGGATAAAGTTATAAAGAGGCTTCAAAAAATAGATAGTCTAAAAGTGAACACCCCGAAGGCCCCTGACACTGTTGCCCTCACGGACTCCGGGAGGTCAGGGAGCAAAAATGTAGAGGGTCATCCGGAGTCAGCCCTCTACAAAAATAAAAAGGTAGATAATGAAAAAGGCATTGATGCTTCTGTTGATGATCCTGTTCTGCACGAGCTTAATAGGATGTTCATCATCAAAGCAGATAGTAAAGACTGAATACATTAAGCAGCAGGTTTCTGAGCTGCCGAAGGAGCCGGAGTATTACGAAGTAAAGTGGCAAGAAAAGAATGGTATCTATTGCGTGGATAAAGACAATGCAAAGAACCTGCTTAAAAACAGAGAGCTTGATAAGGGTTATCAGGAAGAGATGAGAGAGATTTTAAAGCATCAGAAGGAGCAAAAATGACCATAGCGCAGATAGAAGACGCAATAGTTCAGAGGCTGAAAGACAAGGGTCTTCAGGTCAGGGATATTGATGTGCAGAAAGGCGTTGAAGGTATCCCGCAGCCTGCGGTTTATGTCGCCACAGAGCAAGGGAAGTTTGAAAGGGTCTCTAACAGCACATTGAAACAGACCTTAAACATATTTTTATACATTGTTTTTAAGCATCTTAGAAGCGAAAAAGAAAGACGCAGAGGCATATATCCGATCCTCGAAGGTATTATCGGCATTCTCACCCTTCAGGACATGGGATTACAGATATCGCCTCTAACCCCGCGCGGCTTCAAAAACATTACGGATGACGATACTCAGGCTGCAGGACTGGTGGCTTACCAGATAGAGTTTGAGACTGCATATAACATTACCAAAGTAGACGATGAAATCGTCACCGATCTGCTCAGGGTCGGTCTTAATTATTATCTCAAACCAGGCGATGATGTTGTGGACGCATCGGATTTAACAACATTGCAATAAAGGAGGGCTTATGAAAGTGACAGCAGCAAAGGGCAGTAAATGCCCGAAAGAAGGGAATCCGAGGGAATACATCACAGATGATAATGCTGTTGATGTGCCTGATACGGCGTATTACAAAAGACTGATAGCTGACGGCTCGCTGATAGCAGAGGGGACTGTCCCAGATTTACGGACGGAGCAAGGCGGAGTCGTAGAATCGGGACTGTCCCCGAAATCTAAAAGAGGAGGTAAGGAATAATGGCTTCAAAAAACATATCATTCGATCAAATTCCGAGCAGCATAAGAAAGCCCGGAAAGTATTTCGAATTCAACACAAAGCTTGCAGTCCGGACGCTTCCGAACAATAAGCAGAGGATGCTGATAGTCGGGCAGAGACTCAAGACCTTTGTTGAGCCTGCGAGATTTCAGGGAGGCACAAAGAACGATTGCACCTCAGGCGGCGCATACACAGGTGCAGCAAAGAAGGAATTTAGAGTAAAGATCAGCACTGCTGCAGCGCCAGATCAGTTCCAGTTCTCAACGGACGGCGGAAAGACATGGGGCACAGCAACTAATATAACAGGCTCAGCGCAGACATTAAGCGATGGCGTAACCGTTACTTTTGCAGCAACCACAGGACATGCAGTTGGAGACGAATGGCATTTCTCGGCATGGCCCGAGCCATCTGCAGCAGCCCTTGCGCCAACGCAGGTATTCAGCGATATGGAGGTTGCAGAGAAATTCGGCTATGGCTCAATTGGTCATCTCATGTCAAAGGCGGCAATGCATGCTAACCTTTATCTCGAGCTATCGATATGCGCATTGAACGATGCAGACACCGGCGTTGCGTCCACAGGGGCAGTAACAATCAGCAATACCGCAACAACATCAGGAAGCCTTAAACTGCATATCGGGAATCAAAAGGTTGAGGTAGGTATCGCAAGCGGTACTACTGCAGCGTCTCTCGCAATAACGCTGCAGAATGAGATAGCAAAATATCCTGCTCTGCCGGTCACCGCGGCAGTAGACGGAACAACAGCAGGTAAGGTGAATCTCAAGGCAAAGAACAAAGGCACACTGGGCAACCAGGTCGATGTCGCATATGAGCTTACGGCAGGCGGTATCACTGCAACGATCACTGCCATGAGCAGCGGCGCAACAGACCCCGATGTAAATAATGCTCTCTCGGCGGTCTTCTCCGAGCATTACCACATCATAGCCACACCTTACAATGACCAGACATCGCTGACGACTCTAAGGACGCATCTTGACAATGTCTCTGGTCCTATGGAGCAGAGGGGAGCTGTCGGAGTGTACGGTTATGACGGCGCTCTGGCATCAGCCACAACCCTTGCAAATGCTATCAATCACGGCAGGATGCTCGGTGCATATCTGAGAGGAACAAGGTCAATCCCCTATGAGATTGCCTCTGCAATGGCCGCAGTAATGGCGTTTGAGGAAGACCCTGCAAGGCCATTGAATACCCTTGAGTTGAAGGGCATCCATGCACCTGCAATTGATCAGAGGCTATCAAGGACAGAGCAGGAATCATGTCTCTATAACGGAGTAACACCGCTTGAAATAGGCCCCGGAGAAAAGGTGCAGATAGTCCGCGCAATATCAACATATATAAAAGACGCTCAGGGCATTGAGGATATATCGCTGCTCGATATTACTACAATCCGCACACTGGACTATGTGAGGAAGGCTTGCAGGGAGAGAATCAGCCTCAGATTTCCTCGCGAAAAGCTCTCATCCAAAACACCGCCGAAGGTTAAGAGCGAACTCCTCGATGTGCTCTACAGGCTCGAGGATTTGGAGATTGTGGAAGAGGTTGCGGCCAATCAGGATGGACTGCTCGTGGAAAGGGATGCGCAAGACCCTAATCGCCTGAACGCAAAGATACCGACAGATGTGGTCAACGGCCTGCATGTGTTTGCCGGTCGCATAGACCTGCTGC